AGGAGGGTTTACCCCTCCTCGCACACGGCGCTCACATGCGCTTGTTAAAACACCCATCTCCGTAAAATCGGAGATGAGCCGTCATGACTGTGTGAGGGATCTGCAATGGCTTTCCTACCGGAAATGAAATCCCGGACGGAGCCTACGGGACCGTACTTATATTCGTACACCCGGTTTTTGCAGAATCTTCCTTGGACCGAGTCGGTTCACTGGTCCTCTGTGACTGAGACTATAATAAGTCAATGTCACAAAGGCACGTGGCCGCCTCCTTATGGCTCCAAGGACGATCGTGGTGGGCTCATGTCTCTAACGAGACAGGAGACGTCGTACCCGCAGTATGTGGAAATAACCTCTCCTTTTGTGAAAGGTAAAGTCCTACTGCTGTCGACCAACCTCTTTCATCCGATGGGATCATCCTCGGTGGCGCCTACGGACATTAGTGTCCTCAACGCTTTCGGGACTTCCGCGATTGCAAGAGTGTTGCCAACTAATCCCAACTCATCTCTCTCTACTGCTCTAGGTGAGCTAAAGAAAGATGGGCTACCGTCACTTCCGGGTTCCAGCATGCGCGAGCAGACTAACATCGCTCGTCGCGCGGGGAATGAATTCCTCAATGCTGAATTCGGTTGGTTACCGCTTGTCAACGATATCAAAGCTTTTGCGGACTCTGTGAAGAGGTCGAAACAGCTTATCGATCAGTACATGCGGGATTCTGATCGCAAGATCAGAAGACGGTTCACACCGGCGCCTATCAACCACAGCGTCAGGACCTTTGTTGGTCCCGGTCAGTGTACTGGCGGTAATACCGTCAATAACACAACGATCACGGAGACTAGTCACGAGCGCTACTGGTTCTCAGGAGCGTTTCGTTACCATGTCCCTGTGGGAGACGACTTTTATAGTCGCCTCGTGAGATACGAACAACTCTCACATCGTCTCTTTGACACTCGGCTTACGCCTGAGTTGCTGTGGAACCTGGCACCGTGGTCATGGGCCATCGATTGGTTCACCAATGCGGGAGATGTGATACATAACATATCCTCGCTTGGTGCCGATGGTCTAGTGATGCAGTATGGCTACGCGATGAGGCATGCCTACATCGATGAGCTCGCCAGCGGTCGTTTCACGATCACTGAGGGGGCTGGACGTTGGTCAGGGTGGGTCTCTAAGCGAGTCCTATCGGAAACCAAGTACCGAGCCAAAGCGCATCCGTACGGTTTTGGTATCGACGACTTGTCGCTATCTGCGATTCAGTACGCGATACTTGCCGCTCTCGGTTTAACCCGAGGGCACCGGTCTACCATGTAGGTAGCCCGTAAAGCGGAGCTGTCCATTCGACAACCCCACCTGCGGCATCCAACCAGGATGTTCGCAATCTCTTCAAATGAAGGAGCTCCTCCCATGGGTTTCGCCGATCCCGCAACAATCACCGTCAACGCTGTCGCCCAGACCCTTAACCGGGTCTCTTCGGGCGTCAACACCGGTACTTTTCGTACCAACGACGGCAACTTCACGCTGGAGATCGCTCACTCCTACGGCAAGAGGAACCGCCATACGGCGGTCCTCAAGCAGCGGAAGATTGCGGCCGACCCACTGGCCCCCACTATCAACGTGGAGACCGTGCAGCAGGTTCGGATCACCGTCGATACGCCTAACAACTTGGCGTTCACGGTGGCCGAGAACAAGCTGCTGATGGACGGTTTCGCTGCCTGGCTGGCAGCGAGTTCGGGAGCTCAGGAAACTAAGCTCCTCGGTGGCGAAAACTAAGTCCGTGGACGGCCCAGAAAAGTTCTCCCGGCCCGTTAGGTTTGCCTTCGTGGTGATCCTTGTGATCATCACCTGGCTCCTTGTGGTCGCGTGCCTCTCTGCGGCTTTCTCCGGCTTGGTAGACATCTCTACCGAGCTAACTCGTGGGCAGGAACAGTCAACCTCCTAGGAGGAAGCTGTGAAAAGCCTGACCGAGCTCTGGTTTAATGCGTCCTTAGAACTGGGCGCATTGTGTCATGTGAGCACCAGCCGCGATTATAAGACGGTCGCGGTTCGGTTCGAACACGAAGGGTTGTCGTTTCTCACGATTACCCTGCCCCAGTTCGGCAAAGACTTCGAAAAAAGTCTAGCCGCCGGGCATGTTGGTCACGACTCATTTGCCGGCTTCCGCCGGATGAGCGGGCTCCCCCGATTTCTCGGAGGTTTCCTTGACCGAGTGTTCGACCGTGGTAGTGGTCGCTTGCTCGATGTCCCATGCATGGATTCCATCTATGCCGTGCGTCAGCTTACGCTAATGTTCGGCAAGATCTCTGTAAGGTGCAGTGATGCACGCGAACAGGGCGCCCTGCGGAAGTTCATCGAGTGTGAGCAGGATGTGAGACACAGCGATCGTAACATGCCCGAGGATCTCATTACTGAATTCTCTAGCATGTCGCTGCGTCTGTTTGGGGACGTCTTGGCGCTCGCAGACTTGGCAGTCTACGAGGGCACACTTACCCCCAAACACGGACCGGGTAAAACCGCTGACAAGCTCTCGGGCAACCGAAAGTTTGACCAACGGGAGTGGACCCGTCGACTGGAGAGCATCTTCCCATACGGGGACAATGCTATTCCAAACTGGAGATTTAATTATCTCCTCGATTCCGTTCGCATCCTCGAACCTCGGGATGAGAGGGCTGTAAAAGTCACTCTCGTCCCAAAGACGCTGAAGACCCCACGAATCATTGCCATCGAACCGACCTGTATGCAATATATGCAGCAGGCCATCGCTGAGCATCTGGTTCGTAGCTTGGAAGGGGACTTTCTCCCTTTCTCGCTTATCGGCTTCCTCGATCAAACGCCTAATCAGCGTATGGCCCAGGAAGGCTCCGTCACAGGAGGGCTTGCCACCCTTGATCTGTCCGAAGCTTCCGATAGAGTCTCCAATCAGCATGTACGTGCGATGCTGAAGCATTTTCCTCACCTCTCTGAGGCGGTAGATGCCACGCGAAGCCGGAAGGCTGATGTACCTGGTCATGGCGTCATACGCTTGGCCAAG